CTCTGGGGGGGCCCACCACTACAGCAGGCAGCAGCAGAGTGACAGTGCCAGCTGTTTTCTGTTCACGGACGCGGACTTACGCCAATCTGTGGCATTTTGGCTACAGTTTGGAAGACCCTAGTGACCTTAGGGTCTTTTCCCTTTTGGTTGACAATTTGGACAGTGTGTGCTATAATTAACACTTAACAACAAAGGAAACACAATGCGTAAATTAAGCAACACACATGCCGTAGCTATTAACAAGTTAATGCTGCCGCTAATTAGTACATTAGCACATATTGATGACGATAATGATATTAATACGTACAAAATGTACGCAGACGATATTGCACATAATGTTAATGCATTATGTGTGTTTAATATGACATTAGATGCAAGTGTATTACACGATAATATTATGCGACAAGACACTTGCCCGCGCGAGCATTTTTATACTGTGTTACGTTATATTGAAGATAATAAGTTAATTAATGCTAATATGTTTACTTGCGTGTAAACAACAAAGGCCCTACTAACACTAGGGTCTTTTTATTTTGCTTGCATTTTGGACAGAAGTGTGCTATACTACGTTTTTAACACACAGAAAGCAAACAATGCAAGCAACGACATTTAATGTTAGCGACAAGCTAACACTAGCAAACACAGACACTAGCGAAGACAGCATTAGCACAACATACGACTGCAACGTACTAGTGCAACTTGCAGGCGACAGCATATGGGACTGCGAGCTAGAAGCAGTTACAGTTACAAGCATACACATACACGAGAACTTTGACGAGGACGGAGACAGTAGCATACACATTACAGTGTGCTATAACGTAGACGGCGATACAGAGTACGAGGACAGCTGGAGACTGTATACAGACAGCGGTTTTGCAGATGCGATTAGCACACTGTTAGGTACAGAGGTTATGTTTACAGAGCAGGGCATGCAAGACGACGGCTACGCGAGCATGGAGTTGTAATTACGTAACAAAGGCCCTACTAACACTAGGGTCTTTTTTTTTGGTTGACAGAATGGACGAATGGTGCTATAATTATAACATGAACTTAGAAAAGCCCATCCGTAAAAAGCGTGTCGACCGTAATCATATCATCTATGAGCTACGTGTTAACGGACTCAACTACATAGGAGTCACAGCCAAGACTGAGACTACTATTAATAAGTCTGTATTGGCACGTGCCGCCAAGCACTACTATCGTGCTAAGAAGGAATCTAAGAACTGGCTACTATGTCAAGAACTTCGTAAGCTCACAGACAAGAGCGAGATCGAAGTACTTGTACATGAAGTCATCCGTGGCAAAGCGGCTGCTCACAAGCGGGAAGTAGAACTACGCCGCGCAATTAACCCTACGCTGAACACGGACGTTCGTGGGGACTGATTGACAGATTGGTAAAAGGCTGTTATAATTGACACTTACACACAAAGGAGCGATATGATTACAGAAGACATTAACGTTATCGAAGGCATCAAGGCCCGTTTGAATACAGGCATGCTGGAGACCATGATCTACATTGATGCAAACTCAGAAGAGTTCACACTGGCAGAGCTTAGGGCCTACTTTAGAGTCAAGGCAGAATTCCAAAAATTGTTTGAACCAGCCTAAGGAGACCCAGCATGGCACAGGTAGAAGGCAAGACCGTCAAGGTTGGGGACTGGGTGGGCTTCAAGGCTGATGTTGAACAATGTGGCCAGATCATAGAGATCAAGAGCAGCTATATGGGGCAGGCTTTGGTCTTAGAGAACAAGAGTGGGTTCCACGGGGACTACATTGGTGGGCAAACAATAACCACAGAGCAGGCCAGGGATTGTTGGCTGGAAGGTTGACAGATCTGCCGTTTGGTGCTATAATACACACTTACACTAACAAACATAGGAGCGAACTATGAAAGCATTAGAGAAGTTTTTAAAAGACAAGAATCACTGGAACTCATTCTTCAAGGGTCCCCAGTATAGCCTTAACAGTGCCGCAGACCGTCAACGTGTAGCAGACATGATTGATTCAGCACTGAGCCCAGAGAACCTTACCTGCGATGGTGAGCTGCCTAGAGCAGAGGTCCAGCGTCGTTACAAAGAGTTAATGACCGCTGCCAAACAGCTCAAGAAGTACGACCCTACAGTTAAGTTCTACGAATACGAAACGGAGATCTAAATGAGACACTATACTACCCTAGCTACCTACGAACGGGAAGGGTTCGTAGTGGTTGTGGACAAGACTTGGGAAGACATGCCCTTGGACGACTTGTTTGACACCAGTACAGACCCTGACACGGGCAAGCCCTACTATGACATCCACGAGATGTATACACAAATAGAGATGGGCTCCCTAGACTACTTCATGCTGCGTGTACGTGCTCTGGTTGATGGGCATGAGCTGGGCTCTAGCTACGTGGGAGGCTTCTTGTACGAGGATGCCTCAGAGGTCTTGCGTGATGGTACAGCTGACAGCATGATTGAAGAAGCTGTTGAAGAAGCACGTAAAGAAGCCCTGCGCCTTGTAGGGTCTTTACAACGTGTGGTTGACACAGCAGCAGTTTGAGCATATAATATACACTTACACACACTTAATAGGAGCGACAACTATGGGTACAAGATCAAGAGTAGGCATCATGCATGGCACAGTCTGCAAGAGCGTCTACTGTCACTATGACGGCTATCTAGACTACACAGGCCGCATCTTGCTGGCCCACTACGATTCCACAGCAACAAATGCACTGATTGCACGTGGGGACAATTCGGGCATCAAAGAGACCCTAGAGGGCATGAACTTCTACAGCGATCGCGGCGAAGAAGATGTCAGCTGGCAGGTTGCACACACCTTTGAAGAGTTCCTCGAGCAGGTCGAAGGCTGCTGTGGTGAATACTACTACGTGATGCGAGACGGGGTATGGTATGCGGGGGCCGTATACGACACAGAGGGTCTGGTCAAGAACGGACTGGTTGCACTCAAGGACGCTATCACAGTCATAGGCGAGCCTGAGGCAGAAGAAACCCAGATAGCGGAAGTGTTATTCAAATAGGGGTTGACAAAAGCCCTAATTGATCGTATAATAGAGACTTACTAACAAACATTGGAGCGAAACAATGCCAGCAATTATAGAAATGCATGAAGGTACATACAAAATCCGCGGACGCGACACCAGCATGTCCGGCTTGCGCTTTGAACTCGTTGAGGGTTTCAAGGACGGCAATCAAGGTGGGTATGTTACAGTTAGCGGCGGTAGTGTACAGCCTAGCAATGCAGGTATCCCAGATCGTAGCATCAAGATCAAATGCATTAGCGCACAAAGCTATACTGTGATCTCAGGAGTTGCCAATTCACCCGTAGGAGACAAGAGTTTGGAACAGATCAAAGTGTCAGACGCAATTGTAGCCCACGAAACGGATGAAGCAATCATCGAGCGTACTCGTCAACGTTTTGAAGTACTTACAGAAATGACTAAAGCAGTCAAGGCTGGTACTGTTCGTGCTATGATCGTTACAGGACCCCCAGGCGTAGGCAAGAGCTTTGGTGTTGAAGAAGTCCTAAGCAAGGACGACTTGTTTGACGTAATGGGTCAGCGTAAGCCCAAGTACGAAGTTGTCAAGGGTGCTATGAGTGCCATTGGCTTGTACTCTAAGCTCTATCAGTACTCAGAGAAGGGTTCTGTTATTGTGTTTGATGACTGCGACTCTGTGTTGCTGGACGACTTGAGCTTGAACATCTTGAAGGCGGCACTAGACAGTTCCAAGAAGCGTGTTATCAGCTGGAACACAGACTCTAGAGTGTTACGCTCAGAAGGTGTGCCAGATCGCTTCGAATTCAAAGCAGGTGCTATCTTTATCACCAACATCAAGTTTGAGAATGTACGCTCTAAGAAGCTTCAGGATCACTTGGCGGCCTTAGAGTCACGCTGTCACTATATCGATCTGCAGATGGACACAGACCGTGAGAAGGTGTTGCGTATCAAGCAGATCGTACAGGACGGCATGTTGGACACATATGAGTTCGAAGAGATTCAGCGTGATGAAGTTGTAGACTACATTGTAGAGAACCGTGCTAAGATGCGTGAGCTGTCATTGCGTACAGTATTGAAGATCGCAGACTTGCGTAAGAGCTTCCCTACTAACTGGAAGAGCATGGCTGAAGTTACTGTTATGCGTAGGGGTGCATAATGGCTGAGTGCCAATATATTGGTGCTGATGTGGACCCACGTAGAGTATTCGGAAGTGTACCTACGTGTGGACACGCAACACTAGCAGGAAAGAGCTACTGTCACGATCATTACTGGGTAGTCTATAAGAAGGGCAGTAGCAACCTCAAGGGCGCAACTAAGGCCATTGAGAAAGAGATTGCAGAGATTCAACATCTGCAAGAGATACAGGAGATAGTAAATGAGTAAGGCAATTTTGGTAGTGCTGTTTGCAGTGCTGATCGTAGCACTGGTACTGTTGGGGCCCCTAGTAACCATTTGGGCGTTCAACACATTGTTTGGTAAGTTGTATCTAATTCCATATGCGTTTGACACGTGGTTGGCTGTTTTGGTGATGGGTGCGTTCCTTAAAGGTTCGGTAACATACAAGAAGTAATTGGTAAACCGCAGGGTTGACTTTAACTCTGCGATACCATATACTAGTATGACGCTGTTAGAAAACAGCTCTAACAAAGGAAACTTAAAATGAAACGCATTTCTAAAGACACAAAGACTTTTAAAATCTTTAACGCATTGTACAATGGCGATACATTGACAGCAGCTCAAGCAGAGAAACGCTTTGGCGTTAAGAACTTGTCAGCTGAAGCAAGCCGCATCCGTCAAAACGGATACGCTGTTTATTCAAACAGTCGCAAGGCAGGTAACGGTGTGACTGTTACCGAATACGTAATGGGCAAACCATCACGTGAGATCGTTGCTCTTGGCTATGCTGCCAAGGCTGCTGGCTTCACAGTTGACGCTCTTCAAGCCTAAGTAAGGTTTCAAACAGACAAGCCGATTCGCTCCCGGGGCGTCTTTTGAGGGTGTTGTAGAAATACAACACCTTTTTTCTTGACCGGCACTCTCCAAAAGAGGTTGACAGATTGGATACATAGTGTTATAATAGACACATACTAAGAGATTAGGAGCGAATATGGAATTCACAGCAGATCAAGTTTGGGCATTGGCCGCATGCGCTGATAGACTCAACGGTGGTTACTTGAAGGAAGCAGTCTATGACTTCAATGTTGATCAGAAGAATCCAATCAAGGTGGCTAACAAACAGCTAGTCAAGCAATGGCTTCGCGAAGGTACTAACCCCGCAACTGAATCAGACTATGCTGCAGGCCGCAGCTATCGGAGCCATTTCAACTCTTACACACTGTTGGCTCTGGCTGGGAACCTTAATGATTTCCAAAAGACTGCCATGAAGGTTGCTGCGATAGAAACGTTCACGGGGCGCAATATGCTAGAGTTCGCTATCATCAGCTGCTTACCAGCAACAGCACGTAGAGACCAAGAGAGATCGGACATCAAACGAGAGCTATTCACAGCGCCTCAGCTGGCTGCTGCTGTAGGGGAAACCATCGTGGGAGATATCGATGTACTCAGCTGTTCGTTCAGCTCTATCTACAATAAGTTTAGAGTCAAGGCCCGTCTCAACGAAAGCCACGTGGCTTTCTGGTACAAAGACAAGGTTGAGGGCACGATGCGGATCAAAGCCAAGGTGAAAGAGCACTGTGGCGATAATACAACTAAAGTCCACTATGTCAAAAGGGTTGGTTGACATTTGAGCACTTTGGTGTTATACTATTAACACTGAGAGAGTAGTTAATTTAATCGTAAAGAGAGGTTTATATGGCAAAGAGCACAGACATTAGTATTCGTCAAGTTGGCCCTAAGGGTGCCAAAAAGGCAATCAGCAAGGCGATCCAAAAGCGTCGTCCAATCTTCTTGTGGGGCCCTCCCGGAATTGGTAAGTCGGAGTTGGTAGCACAGATTGGTGCAGACACTAAGCGAGAAGTCGTTGACATTCGCCTAGCCCTGTGGGAACCTACAGACATCAAAGGTATCCCTTACTTTGATTCCGTGAACACTAAGATGGCATGGGCTCCTCCTATTGAACTTCCTGCAGACCCAGAGTCTACCGCTATCATCTTTATTGATGAGTTGAACTCTGCACCCCCAGCGGTACAGGCCGCGGCCTATCAGTTGATTCTGAATCGTGCAGTAGGCACCTACAAATTGCCTAAGGGTGTAGACATTGTAGCGGCTGGTAACCGTGACGGCGATCGTGGCGTGACATATCGTATGCCTGCTCCCCTGGCTAACCGCTTCCTGCACTTGGAAATGAAGGTAGACTTTGATGACTGGTTAGAGTGGGCTACCCTTAACAAGATCCACCCAGAGGTCGTTGGTTATGTAGGCTTTGCCAAGCAGGACTTGTATGACTTTGACCCTAAGGGTTCTAGCAAGAGTTTCGCAACTCCACGCTCATGGTCTTTTGTAAGCGATCTGTTGGTAGATGACGACACAGACGAAGATACATTGACTACGCTGGTGTCGGGTGCTATTGGTGATGGCTTGGCTGTTAAGTTTATGGCTCACCGCAAGATTGCAGGTAAACTGCCTAAGGCGTCAGAGATCCTCGACGGTAAGGTCAAGGACCTGCAGATCAAAGAAGTGAGTGCCATGTATTCTTTGACAGTCTCTTTATGCTACGAGTTGAAAGACCGTGCAGAGAAGAAGAGTGCCAAATGGGACGATATGGCAGACTGCTTCTTCCGCTACATGATGGACAATTTCCCAACAGAGATTGTTGTGATGGGTGCAAAGACTGCCCTTACTAACTACAACTTGCCGTTGGATGCAACGAAGATGAAATCCTTCGATGAGTTCCACAAGCGTTTTGGCAAGTATGTTTTGAAGGCTATGGAGAACTAAACCTCCGCCATAGCAGGGTGGGGTACTTCTCAGGGTATGCCCACCCACCTTTTTTGGTTGACAGATGTGTAAATAGATGCTATAATATACACATACTAAGGAGAGCGACTAATGGACCCAATCGTAGACAAACTAACAACTGCCCGAGTAGGCCTACTACTTAAGACGCCTTTCTTTGGCAATATGGCTACTCGTATGCGTTTAGTAGAAGCAGACGAGTGGTGTCCGACAGCGGCGACTAACGGTCGTGACTTCTATTACAATACAAAGTTCGTGCAGAAGTTAAGCGAGAAGAAACTGGAGTTCCTCTTTGCACACGAGATATGCCATTGCGTGTTTGATCACTTTGGGCGTGTTGGTAGCCGTGATCGTATGCTGAGCAACATAGCACAAGACTACGCTGTCAACCAGATCCTTGTAGATGAGCGTATCGGCGATAAGATTACAGAAGTTAAGATCTGTCAAGACAATCAGTATCGTGGTATGGCTTGGGAAGAGATCTACGATATCCTTTACGAGAAAGCAGAAAAGATCCCTATGGATCAACTGCTCAAGCAACTGGGCGACTTGTTGGATGAGCACATTAACGAAGAAGACGGTCCTGGTGGTGAGGGTGACAAAGAAGGCAAGGGCGGTGGCAAGCCTAGCATGAGCAAAGAAGAAGCACAGAAGATCCGTGATGAAGTCAAGCAGGCCATGATCCAAGCGGCACAGGCGGCAGGTGCTGGTAAGGTGCCCGCAGGTATCCAGCGTATGATCAAGGACTTGACTGAGCCTAAGATGAACTGGAGAGAGTTCCTGCGTATGAACATTCAAAGCCTTATTCGCAACGACTACTCCTTTAGCCGTCCTAACCGTAAGGGCTGGCACACAGGAGCGATCCTTCCGGGCTTGAAGAACGATGAGACTATCGATGTTGCAATTGGTATTGATATGTCAGGTTCGATCGGTGATGCAGATGCTAAGGTATTCATTAGCGAAGTCAAAGCCATTATGGACCAGTACGAGGACTATCGTATTCACTTGTGGTCATTTGATACAAATGTTTACAACCCTCAGGTGTTTACACAAGACAACGGTGAAGACTTAATGGACTATGATTTGCAGGGTGGTGGTGGCACAGACTTTGATGCCAACTATAACTTTATGAAAGAGAATGGTATTGAGCCAAAGAAGTTCATTATGTTCACAGACGGCTACCCATGTGGCAGTTGGGGTGACGAGGACTATTGCGATACTCTGTTTGTGATCAAAGGTAATACAAACGAAGCGCCATTTGGACAAAGTGTTATCTATGAAGAAGAAGAAACAAAGAAACACTTGAGGCGCTGAAGTGCCGGGCGGTGTGGCTTAAATGCCACACTTCCGCCACAGGCCCCGCTGCTTAAAGGGTTAGGGTTCCTAGGCAAATGGTTGACAAATGAACGTTTTGGTTGTATAATACATTTACACACACAGAAAAGGAGTGTTTTATGTTAGAGCTAATTGTAGCATTCGCAGTAGGTATGATCGTAATGGACCTAATGTGGGCATGGCGTTTGGGCCTTGTGCAGACCGCATACCAGTTCATCAAATGGAAGTTTACTAAGCGTCCCCAACCTAACTTTGATCAGGAGTAATCATGAAAGCATTTATCTTAGGAACAGTGTTTGGTCTCATCTTAGCAACTGTAGGCTTCTCAGGCATTGCTCGTATGCTTGACAAAGGTGTTGATACAGTTAAAGTCCAAAGTCAAGAACTCGCTAAATGAAAGCATTCACCTTTTGGCGCAATGCCATAATCTCAGAGATCTATGTTGTCGAATGCGACACAGAGGAACAGGCACGTGAGATGCTCCAGAGCGGTGAAGTGGAAGTCTTCAATGAAGAGTGGATGGATTGGGCATCAGACGATTTTCATCTAGAGCACATAGAGATCATCGACCCTTTGTATAAAATGGTTAAAGAATATAAGGAACCAGCATGAGCAGATTCGCAGTAATATACGAAGATCCAGAGTACGAAGCCTGGGCTGAAGAGCATGACGAGGCTGATTGGGAAGAAGCCTACGTAGAGCCAGAGACTGTAAAGAGTTTTGACGAATGGAGCCCCGAGGCACAGAAGCGTTTGGTGGCAGACATTTTTAGTCCGTACATAACCCTAAACTCATAAGGGTCTTTTGCAGTTTGGTTGACAGATTGGTATCTTGATGTTATACTATAGGTATAGTAAATGATAGGAGCGAAGATGTTAGAAGAAAAGCAAAAGGTTGTGAATGCCCTTAGGGGCCCGCAGTTTAGTCGCAACGCACACGGTGGATTGTATGATCGTGGCAGTGCCGATTCCTACTACGGTCGTCCACGCAACCCGCACTATGGTGGTGTGGGTGGTACCAGTGGTGATCGTGTAAATGTAGCAACTCCAGAAGAAGTAGCAGAATACAACGCTGGATACGATTACAACGAGCGGTATGGCGACAAGAAGGACTACCGTTAATGGAAGCACTTCGAGAAACAACTGGGGGGCAGTTCCACCCCCACACTTACCTGCTAGATGGAACAAAGCTGGTAGCCTACATCAAAGCCAATGAAGCAACTCCGTTCTACTTCAAGAATCCCATCAAAGGATTCGACAAGAGAGGCAGGAAGTTTGACACAGTGCCTACAACTCCTTTTAAACAACTCAAGAAAGAATCAAATGTCATTACAGTCCAAGGTAGCAAAGGCAACGTCTACACGGTCAACCTCGACGAAAAAACCTGTACTTGTCCAGGATTTACATTTAGAGGTTCCTGCAAACACGTGGGAGAACATGGTTAAATTCCTGGCACAAATTGGTTGACAGATTGGGCAACTGATGTTATACTATTAACACTAAGAGATTAACTAGAAGGAGCGGAAATGAAATTTACTACAGACGCATACGCAGACGGAACTAGCCTACAAGGTTATATCCGTGCTTACTATCATCAATTGGTAGCAGTGTTTGGTGAGCCTGATCTAAGCCCTGGCGATAAAACAACTGCTGAGTGGTGCTTGGAGTTTGAAGATGGCACAGTAGCAACTATCTATGATTGGAAAGAGAGTGAGACTCCTATGGGCTTGCATCGCTGGCACATTGGTGGTAAAGACTACAATGCCGTAGATCGTGTAACCGATACATTTACTCAAGGAGCGTTCGCAAATGCCTAATTGGTGCAACAACAACCTAACACTCACACACGAAGACCCAGCAATGATCCTTCGTGCCAAGGAAGCACTGGATCGTGGAGAGTTCCTCAATGAGTTCATTCCAGTGCCGGAGGACTTGAAGATTACTTCAGGCTTCTTGGGCGACGGTGATGAGCAGAGAGAATTGGAACGCAAGACCGCTGAGAATCGAGAGAAATACGGTTATGGCAACTGGTATGACTTCTGCGTGGGCGAGTGGGGAACCAAGTGGGATGTGGGTGGTGATGGGCAGACTGATATCCATCCTGATGGCAAGATGCTACACACATCATTTGATTCAGCATGGAGCCCACCTGTGAATGCCTACGAGAAACTAGAACAACTGGGCTTTGGTGTCAATGCCATGTATTACGAAAGTGGCATGGCCTATGCAGGTGCCTATGGTGATGGCAACGATGAGGAGATCAATCTCGAGGGTATGAGTGCCGATGACATCGAAAATCATTATCCAGAGCTGGATGAAGCCTTTTGCATCTCAGACAGCATCCGTGAATACGAGGCTGAGCAAGAGGAAGAACTCACTGCTTGGGTCAAGGACGGAGCCGAGAAGAAGGCTCAGTTGATAGGATCATGAAAGTAATCAAACTAGATCGTCGATACAACGGCTATGGAACTTGGACTCATAGGACTGACGGTGGCCAGTGGTATGGTGAAGAAGCTCATGCCCGAGGACTTGTTACCTTCTACGACATGCGATGCTACATGACACAGATGAACGGCCCGGGCTGTTTTATCTACGAAGCAGGAGCCCTTAAGAAGGCAGGTAGGACAGTGCCGGATTGGGGTTGGGATGTAAATGGCAACGTTTACTTCCGCGACTCAGCCCTAGTTAACTTTACCCTAGCAAAGGATAGATGGTTATGAGAACGTTTCAGTATACATTCACAGTCACTTGTGCGGGCAACGGCACAGCGGACACTGCTCAAGTGGAGGCCCTAATCGATTTGAGCATGCAGGATCTGGTTTATGACGATGAGTTCATCACCGCCTTAGACGAGAAAGAGAGTGTCACTATTCAAGTCCAACGAATTGGATAAATGATTGGTTGACACATTGGTTGGAAAGATGTTATAATTAATTGTGCCAATATCGGCATTAACACACAGAGGTAATTAAAATGGCAACAGAAAAGAAATTCGCCGTAGCAGGCGTTTCAACACACGAAGGCAAGACCAAGGTCCGCTTCGCCAACGACACCATGCGTGTCAAGATCCTGGGCAAGAACGGTCACTCAGACGTGCAGCTTGTGGATCTTCCACATGAGATGACCAAGGCAGAGATTGCGCAACACATGATCGCCACTGGCTTTGGCAAGGGCAACGCAGCTATCGAAGGTGCAATTGCATATGTGGCAAAGAAGAATCCAGCTGTAAAAGCTGTGAAATCCGCTACTGTCGCGAAGACAGAAGATGTGGCTGCTTGATTGGTTCGCTCCCAACACAGCAGCATTTAGCCCTGGGGTAAAACCCAGGGTTTTTTAATACTTGACTTTTGTTTAATACTACTGTATAATAAATATATCATGAGCAAATTAGAGTTCTATTCTCGTCCTTTAGTAGCTTTTGATCCCTACAACAAGGATCACAGACGCTACTACGCAGAGTACCTAGAGTACGGCGGTTGGGGCATGTGTCCAGTTCGCTTTCTCTGTCCTGAAGATGTTGGCATGGATCTTCCCAGCATGATCAAGAACAGTCTGGTTCACTACTACATAGATCGAGAGTTTGGAGGCAGCAAATTATCCAAGGCTCGCAGCGTTACCCTGTCCCAGCAAGCGGATCACATGTATCGTGAAGCTGGTAGGAAGCGTAAAGAAGCACAGTCCCTACTTAAACCCCGAAGGAAATAATGATAGAAGATGTGATCTCCCTGGTTCTGATGTTTGTGCTTGGTTGGGTGTGTTCCGCCATGTTTCAGCGTTGGATCTTTGGAAAGGTACTGGATCGCATGGGAATATCCCATGAGCAACTGCAGAGTCTAGCTGAAGAGATCGAGGATGAAATTGAGGGGGTCAAGAGTCACACCGTGGTCGATATCAAACTTGAGCAACAGGGCACAGAGATCTACGCCTATCGCAAGAGTGACAACCAGTTCCTAGCACAGGGAAGCGATGCAGACACGTTGATTGAGCGATTGAACCAAAACCTCACACCCTGCAAGGTGGTTGTGAGATCGGAA